GTTTATACCTAATTGAGTTTGTAGTTTTGCCTTACCCATTCCATAAAACAAACCAAGATTAATTGTTTTAGCTTGTTTACGTTCTATACCAGCCATATCTGCTACAGTTTTGTGAAAATCTGCCTTACTATTTTTTTCATTAAAATCATCCAATGTAGATGAAAGTCCTGTTATACCAGGAGTCATAGCAGCAAAATGTAAAACCAATCTAGGTTCTTGTTGTGAATAATCAAAACAACCCCAGTCACAACCTTCTTCCGGTTGAAAAATAGATCTTATTCCTGCGCCAATATTTGAATAATTAGGAAGTTGTTGAAGATTAGGGTGAGAATAACTTAGTCTTCCAGTAACAGTTCCTCCTTGATCACCTCTTAATTGATGTATGTCTGCATGTATTCTACCTTTATGTACATAATTTTTTATAGAATTTAAAAAAGTATTACTAAGTTTATCTACGTTTCTAGCGGTAGCAATGGATCTAATTAATTTATGTTTATGCCTTTGTAAATAATTTTTAGTAAAAGAAGGTTTATTTGTTTTTTCTGTTCTTTGAAAATCTGTTATATTTAATTTTTCACAAACTTTTGCAATACTAGCAGCAGCCCATACCTCTGGATAAAAACCAACTTCATCTTTTAATCTGTTAAGACATTCATCGAACGTTCTTTTTAATTTAGTTTCTAATACAGATACTTGTTCTTCATTTACTCTTACACCATTCCATTTCATATCTAAAATACAAGGAAATACTCTTGTTTCTAACTTTGCAATATCTTCTAAATCTTGGTGTATTATTTCTTTTTTAAGTTCTTGCCATAAAGCTAAAGTTATTTCTGCATCTTTTTCTGCATACTCACCTACATACATTGCTGGTAATTTATACATTTCTGCTTTAGGGTCTATACCCCAATCTTTAGCAGTTTGATTAAGCACAGTTTCATTTTTACGCATGCCTGTATAAGCATATGAAACAGAACTTAAATCATATCTATATCTATTTTCATTTACTAGTGAAGCCATTATCATAGTATCAATAATTGTTCCGTGTACCGTGAGCCCTAGTCTACGTATCCAACACATGTCATAAATTGCATTGTGAAATATTTTTTTAGAATCTGTTTTTAAAATACCTTGAAACCATTCTAAAACTTTCTTACGTTCTAAATTAGGACCATTTTGATGGGCTATTGGATAATAACCTACCCAATTACTAACTGCTATAGCTATACCTACAACGTCTCCTTCTCCTCTTGTAGAAGCTGATCCTTTTGTTTTTAGATCAGGATCCCAAGTTTCTAAATCAATTGCTATTTCATCGTATTTAGATAAGTCTGGAAAATGATCCGGACAAACCCATTCTGTTTGTGCTGTAAAAAGTGGTTTTTGCATTATGAATAATCCCTCTCTTTTATCATTTCCAAATAATGTATTGCCTTATCAATGTCTTGTTCTTTTCCTTTCGCTGCATGTCTGCATATGTACTTTATAGCCGAGGCTTCTGCAAAAAGCAACCTGTTCTTATTTACAAACTCACTTGGCTGCACGACCATATCTCGGTAGTGGCTCCCTCCAATTTGCTTTTTATACACACTTTCTTTTTTCATAATAACTGTATTTTTTTCTGGCATATTTTTTATTACTTTTGTTTTCATATTTTATACTCCTTTAATTTATATATCCTTGTGGTCCTAGTAGAGGAAATGTATTGCTTTTTCTTTGTAACAATGGATCAAAAATCACTAAAGATTTTTTAGTCCTTGTAACGCCTACATAACAACACCTAAGTTCCTCTTCTTCAAGTCTTGCTATTCCTGAATTATAATTTTGTAAACCTATGTATCCCCAATCATTTGATAATATTACAGTGCTACTTTCCATTCCTTTTAAGCCATGTATTGTGGATACTCTTATCTTAGACTTAGATAATGTTTTATCATTCTCCCAAGAAAATTTTAAGTAACTGTTATAATCATCGTCGTCTTGAAATAAAGCATTTGGTCTTTGTTTTGTTACTTTTCTTTTTGTTGAAAAACTAAAAACTTCATACCATTCCTTATTGATGTCTGCTAAAACTTTAAATTGTTTTTGTATTTCTGTATATGTGTAAGTAACATTTTTATCAGTAAATTCTTTGGGCCATAAATTTTTATCTGTTAATGCTTGCTTCATACCGTATTTAACTAAACCTGACTTAAGAACATCTGCTAATTTTGCTATGTAAGGTCCACGAATACCTATTCCATTTTTTAACATATCCCAAGTTTTTAAAACTTCTCTTACAGATTTTGGAACACTTGATACAAATGAACGTACGTCGTCTTTAGATTTTTCTTCCCAAATAATACCTCTGTCTTTTAAATATCTTACAAAAAGACGACAGTTTTTCCATGTCCTAGCCATAAAAAAAGCTTCTGAATCTGGGTGAATAATATAATCTAACTCACTTAAATTATTTATAGTTGTTAAAACCCCCTCTTCGTTGTCACATTCATATTTATTACCTAATCTATGATTGTCTGGTATTTCTCTTATAATTTTTTGAGCTAATCTGTATATTTTTTTAGGCAATCTATATGTTTTTCCTAAAATTTTTTTGCTTGAGCAAGGCCATTTTAGAAAAATTCTAGGGTCAGCACCTTTCCAACCAAAAATAGATTGGTCGTCATCACCAACTAAAAATAATTCTTTTGTTTTTAAACCTATTTTAGAAATAACTTTCCATTCTAATTTAGATAAATCTTGCACCTCATCTACCATGACAACTTCGTAACTTGGAAACTCAATATTAGGCACTAAAGCTTTTTCCAACATATCTTCAAAATCAATTAAGTTATTTAATTTTTTAAATTTTAAATAGTTATTGTAAAAATAAGATATCTCTCCTCTTAGTAATTTTGAAAATTGAAAGTTATCAGTCCGGTCACTAAACTCTAAAACTTCTTCTACAGTATTTTTCAATTGATGTCTTGATTGTCCTATGAGAGTATGAATTGTAGAAAACTTTTTATCTTCAGCTTCTGTCCAAGTGGCCATGTCATCTTCGTTATCTGTAGCTGTATATTTTGGATCATCTAACATAATCCAATTATCTGGATCTGTCTTAATTTTATTTTTAAATTCTTTTTTAGCTTGTGAAGAAAAAACATCATAGCCAGGTAATTTATCCTTGCAATACTTATGTATTGTCTTTATACTTTCAGCTTCTTTTTCAGAAAACTTCAACTCATTGATACATCTTTCTTGTAAATTAGTTACAGTTGCTTTTGCAAAACCTACCATTAAAAGCTGTTCTGGTAGCATACCACCCTTAAAATAATTATTTATAATATTTAATATTTCTGTTGTTTTACCACAACCAGGACCACCTAATATTTTATATCTTTTTTTATAAGGATACATTAATAAGGAACCTTATCATTTTGTTCAAAATCTATTTCACCACCTTTAATTTCTTGGGAATTAAATTTAGTGGAGTCTAATACGTAAACCCATCTTTTTTGTTCATCACTAATGTGAAACTTCTCTCTAGATATACCAGATAATTTTTTAATCATTTGATGTGTAATATTTTCTGTAGGTTCCCAATTATTAGTTTTTAAAAATTTATAGAAAGGATCAAACATGAATTTAACATATAAAATTTTGTCAATTTCTTCATGGTAAGGTCTACCAAACAGAATTTGTTTCTTATCTTTTGTTCTTCTTAAATTGAAACAATAAGTTTGCAAACTATTTTTTAGTCTAACTTGAGGATTACTTTCTTCAGGAGCATCTATAGGAGTTGCTTTTAATTGCAGACTTCTTATTTGTAAGTCCCAATTTTTTATTTTAGGAGGAGTTTTACCTGTTTGTTCTGTTGCAGCCTCTCTTGCTAAATCTTGTCTAATAAGTTCTTTAGAATAAAGTCTAACTTCTTCACCATTAAAACCTAAATACCATATTTTAGGTGTTGATTTAACATAAGACAAAGGTCCTAAAACTAAATCAGTATTACCTGAACCACCTATTCCAAATTTTCTAGCAATACATAATTCTTTATTACAGTGAGGTTTTAACCAATCTTCATTACATCTATAAGCGTAGTCTTTTTTCTCTCTAGAAGCTACTACTGCTGTTACTTCTGAGTAAGGTAAACCTTTACCAGCAGGTTCAAAAAATTTTTTATTATACTCTCCAACTTTTTCTTTCCACTCTTCGTTATCTGGAAAACGTAACTTAATGTATCGTGCCATGTCTTGTAAAGTATCGTTACGCTTAGTTTTTTCTACACCAAACTTAGCTAGTGCTTGCATACAAGGTGGACCATCTTTAAACCAATCTCCAATCTCACCTTCATCAACGTTTGATTTTAATTTTTTTAGTTGTGCTGGAGTTGTTTGATTTTTACCATGCCATTCAAAAAATTCTTCAATGGAAGCTTTAGTTCCATCTTCTTTTATCATGTATCTTGAAGTGTTTAATGCTTTGTAATAAGGTAGATTAATCCAACTACCAGCAGACCCTTTGTCTAAGTTTAAATATTTTTGAACTGGAAAAATTTTATCTGGTTTTTCTACTGCAAATATATTTTTAATACCATGTAGTTTTTCTCTCATTAGCATAGCTGGAACTTCTTCAGTCATAAATACATATACATGTATACCTCCGCTTTTTGACTTGAATGGAGCTAGATTTACATTTATACTTTTAAGTTTTTTGAATAATTCTTTTACGTCTGGTTTATAATTATCAAGATCTATTGCACCCCATTTACATTGGCTGTCTTTGTTTATCGGACACATGCCTAAACTATCAGCGGTTTTAGTTCCGTAGTTTGTTTTAACTTTAAATTTTTTTCCTAATAGATGTGCTTCCCACATTTCTCTTTCGTGAGGATAGCTAGATGTTTTTGAAGTTCCTGATTTTTTTCCGTCACCTTCACTGTAGTCAACTATATGGTAGCCGAATCTTTCTTCTAAACCTTTAAATATCTGTATAAACTTATCAATCATAATTATCCGGCGGCGGCCGGTTCAGTCTCCCTTGCCGGCCACCTATTATTCCAATCGGAATTATTTAATAAGGTGAATCCGTTTTAGATTCGTCAGAAGCTGGTTTAGCTTGTACTTCACCCTTGCTTACGCTAGATGCAAAGTTTTTAGCTATCTCATAAACAGCTTTGTCTTGCACTGGACCAACCGTAGATACATCCCAACCAAACCATGTTCCTTTGTCATTAGACATCTGAACAGTTTTTAGTTTATAAATGTGGCTATATGTTGGCGGTGTGAATAAACCATTCTTACCTTGCAGCTTAAGTCCCATCATCATTGAGTTCCACTTACGACTAATTTTTAATTGAGTCGCTTTCATAGAAATCAAAGCTGTTGTTGGACTCTTACCCAATAACACTACAAAATGATTTGCTGTGTTCTCGATATAATTACCGTTTGGTAATCTATCTTTGTAAGATTTATCACGAGTTGTTTTACTCATGATGTCACTTGATGCTTCGTGTATTGCTACAGGAGCACCTTTACTCTCACCTCTGTCTTGCCATTCTACAAGTTTTCTTGTGTAGTATGCTGGCAATACATCTATCCCTTTAGCACCGTCAAAAATTTCATTTGTGACAGTATTGAGAATCATACCAGGTTCTGCGCCTTCGATATGTTTCCCATCCCTTTTATTTACTTCAGGAGATAGTTGTCCTAATACTTTTAGAAATGGTAATGCAAGATCTTCTTGCGCCATGTTCTGAGTACCTGCATGTGCATCAGCTTCGAATAAATTCGTTGCTAAAGCGCCTGCTTCTTGTTTTTTTGCTACTTCGCTCATGTTTATTGTTTCCTTTTTATGTTTGTTTTATTTCCAACAAATACGTTGAAAAGTTCCGTTGGCATTTCTTTTCCTGCCTCGATACGTTCACGGACTAACGCTTTCAAAGTCATGGGCTCAACTTTCAGTTTTTGCTGAGGTTGAAACCCTTGACCCTTTGCAAGTTCGGCATAATCAGCCGCCTTGTTATCTTCGTTTCGCCCAAAAGATACGGATATCTCGTTTTTGATTATATCTCCTAGGTTGTTCTCACGAAGCCAGTTAAACGCCTTCTCTTTATTTGCTTGAGTAATAGTGGCGCTATAATTTGTTTTAACTTCTAATGAAGATCCATCTGATAATTTGAGAAAGGACAAACCCATCTCAGACATCATAGTTGGTATAACTTCACCAGAAATATGTTCTGATTTCTTTTTTAAATTTTTTATATTTTCTTCTGCATCCTTAATAGATTGTTCTAAGTCTTGTAGTGTTTCTACTTGGTCTGCAAGTGACTGTATATTTTCAGTCTTCTGTATTACGTTTTCTTGATCTTCTTCAAAGTTTATTTTGCTCATTTATTTCTCCTCTTTCATATAAGTTTATTGCTATTGGATAGTATCTTCTTTCTTGTTTATCCCACTTAAGTACATTGTATTTTCCATTAGTCATATCAGACGCAATAGAACATGCAACTCCTATTATA